TAAACCAGTGCTGAATTCGTCTGCTCCTTTATTAACTGATGCTATATTGCGTTCAATGGATTTTGACATACTACTATTTATATCTAAACTTTTAATAATATGGTGTCCGAATTAATGCGTCCTGTGAGGGCTATTTCCATACTTTTAATATCGCTGAAAAAAGTCTTGGATTTAACAGGTCCACACTTCATAAATTCAGTCAATTGCTCTTCAGGCTTTCTAAGGGTCTTCTGCATGCTTTTGGTTGTGTCAAACCCTTGCATAGAGGTGCCTTTCACACTCAATCCAGTGCCTTCTCTGTTAAGTCCTCTAGGATCCAACACACTGGCCACATAAATGCCTAATTTCCTAGTTTTTGTGTTGAATACCCACAGTTGTTCTGCTGTGATGCTGTCTTTGGGATCAATGCTTTTTAAATTGTATTTGGTGTCTTCTTTGCAATATTGTAGTTTGCTTACCATCTTTTCCTTGCTGATGGGTTTCTTTTTGCGTGGTTTACGATTGGCATTGGCCACATCGATCATGTAATCGCATGCTTTGAATATCCTATCATAGGCGTCTATGTTCTTTTGTACAATATCAGCACCAATATCCTCATATGATTCCAGCAATTGTCTCTCGTCAGAATCATTGTCTTCTTCTTCGGTGATCTCTACAAATTTTATATTTTTCTTGCGTAGATCCAATAGGTCTTTCAACTCTTTGTAGTGCGTTTCATACATCTCAATGATCTTGCGAGCATGTACTCCAGCTACTTTTTCTTTCTTAAAATGCTCTAGCAGATCGTATGTTTCAGGATTGAATCTATCAGGCATGGTGATCAAACGGTCCAACCATTCATCCACAGGCGCTATGATCTCACGGACTCTTTCCGCAATTCTATCTTGTATGCTGGGACGATATTTTTCTTTTGTGTCGCTCATGCTATAACAGGTATATAGCCAATTGAGCATAAAATCAACCTATTTAGGCAAAGTATCTTGATCTTGTTTACTTTTTTTTTTGAATGCAGTGATGTCTTGCCACAGTGCTAGGGTGGCTGCGTTGAGTTTTTTACACTCTTCCAACACAATTAAAAGTTTGTTAGAATACCATCTTTCACACAGATACCAACCCACTAGACCTCCCAAAATCAGCAGTATGCCTATGCCCATCAACAAAGCCATGTTTTCATCCATCATTTTGCGTCCATTATTTCCCGAGGGGTTTTACTACCGGGTTCCAGTTTGGTCAGTCTGCAACTGAATAATTTTTTAGGACCTTTGTTGGTGTGTATGATGGGCTGACCGTGATCATCCACTGTGATATCCTTAATCTGCGTGGTCACGTTTCTAAAACGGCCCACTGCCACATAGTCACCTACTGAAATATCTACTGTGTATTTTTTCATTCGTGTTCTCCACCCTGTGCTCTGCCATTGTAGCCATCAATCCTTTGATTTAGTTTTTTCTTTGTGAAGATTATGCCACCTATCACCAAAGCATGGGCAATCACACTGGTGGTCACATTAATGCCGAAATGTATGAATTCTGCAGTAATAAGTGCAAATATAAAAGCCCACATGGTGGCAAGCACCATTAGTATTTGAAATCTAGTGACCTTAGGCAATGAACTATTAAAAGCGGTGTCCACATCAAATAGCTCAGGCAATATGTGTTTGAATATGTTTTTCATTTGAATANTTTTTTAAATTTATCTATGCTGTTGCTCAACGGCGCATAGACATTTTCAATGAATGTGATGTGTTTGCTCAGTCTTGCGTCTAAAGCATCTATCTTTTGATTAATCTGTTGCATTTCTTTTAGAAATAGTTTCTTGTTGTCAGCCATTGCTTTTTTGATTATTTCTAGCTCACTCACAGTTTTTCTCCTTTGGCAAATCCTCTGAACTTCATAAATCTAGGAAATCTCAACGAATATTCATTCACAGCATCTTGATTCTGTGTGATAGCATCGGCTCTCACTTCAATCACTTGCCCAATCAAGGATTTACTATCCTTCCAAAACTCATCTCTTTCTTCATCAGTCAATCCTGACCCCACATTGGTTTTAATAAATTTGCCATCGTCAGTGCCTTCCACAATAAAGGCTCCCAGTTTGCCCACGTTCCTTCCTGTGCCTTCTTCCACAGATTTCACAGTCAAGCTCACTTCAATAAATGGTTTCAGTTTCAACCAAGCATGGCTTCTTTTGCATTCATACGGAGCATCCATATCTTTAATCATGATGCCTTCATATCCACCTGCTACTGCCCTCTTATTCACGTCTGTGTAGGTCTTTTGTCCTTCCACAGTGTCTAGGTCCACAATTTCATGTGCCAGCACTGTGACGGCGTTTAAATTGGTTTTATGCTGGTCGTACCAAGCCTTGACCATGGCAGTTCTGTCCGACTGCTTCTTATCCCAATAGCCTTCCATAAAATTAGACAATGGTAAAAAATCAAACAAGTGCAACACAGCATCCAATGCTCCTGCGGATTCTTTGCGATGTACTTGCTTCATTAAATCTTGAAAATTTTCACTCATTACTTCACCATCCAAAACCACGGCATAAGGTGGTGGGCTTTTTTTAACCACTTGCGATATCTGTTCTGCGATGTGTCCAAAGTTGGTAAATTCTTTGCCATTGCGGCTGAACATGTCCACTTTGCCATCTGGATACACAATAGTGATCACTCTTACTCCATCTAATTTTACTTCCAACATTTTTTTGCCTATCAGTTTCTTTTCATGATTGGCACTGTCATGTGCCAATTGGCAAGTGAACACTGGCACTTCATATTGTTTAAATTTGTTCTTGGTGGCCACACTGTTGACTGTTTTTTCGCTGACTCCACATCTTAAGTCTTTGATCAGTATTCTACGATAGAAACCATTCCACTGTTCTGCTGTTGCAGTGCTCATCAAAAGGTTAATGGCATCACGTGCGGCATGTCCTGTGAGTTCTCTACGATGCAGTTGCTCTGCCAACTGTTTAAATATCTTCCATTCACAGCCTTGACCTTTGATCACTGTGTCTTTTTCGGGTACCTGTTTCACCCCAAATGTGTAAAGTTTGTCCAAACACATACGCACACCTTCAAAGAATTCATCTAGGCCTTCTTTCATAGCCAGCAACAGAATGGCTTCTTTGGCCAATCTGCTGTTGTCTGCTTCTAGTTTAGCAATTACTTCTTGTGGTTGTGTTCTCATGGATACTATCTAGGTTTTAATATGGTATGAAAGGCTGTTTCTTGCCAAGTGTTTGGAAACGCCTTAGCCAAGTCTGCCACCTTCAACACAGTTCTAAGACTGATCTCTCTCAGTCTACGTTGATGTTCCACCACAAACTCCACTATCTGATTCTCAGTTTCAGGAGTCAATTCATATTCATTCAACATGCCATCTGTGACAATCTGTCTAATTCTTAATATCTTTTCTCTAATGGTATCAATTGTGAGATCAATATAGTGACTTCTAGACTCCAGTGCTTCCAAATGATCTCTTAGTTTTTTACTCTTCACATTGTCAAATTTGATGTTTGTGATGAATATAGCCGAACCTTTGAATTCAAAACTGCTGGGCACACCTTCTTCTCTCAATCTGTATGCTTCAGTGTTCCAACAAATTCTTCTAGTTCTTTTGGAATCCAAAGCTGCCTTCAATATGTTCAAAGATAAGTCCTCTAATAATATACTGTCGCAGTCATCAAACACCAACACATTGTCCTTCTCTTTAAAATGATACAGTTTGCAATACAAGCCCAATGCACTCATAGCACCTTTGACCACTTCATACTTGGGTTTGCTGTCTCCCAATGTGGCTAGGATGTCATGTTTTTGTAACACAGCCTCTACGCCAAAGGATTTACCCACGCCTGGAGGTCCTGACACAATCATTGCTCTCACATCACCTCTTTTGCAGGCTTTAGTCATGTCTGTTAATATGTCGAATCTTTTTCTTAATCTTTCTACCACTTCTGTATCGCTCTCTTCTTTAGGAGCTTCTGGTGCTTTGTCTCTCAATTGAGATTCCGATTCCACAGATACTCTGATCTCTTTGTCTGTGGCACCTGGAAATTCTTTGATGTCTTCCACTTTGACTGTGACGAAGCCACCTGGTTTGTGCGGATATGGATGATATGGTTTGACCATTTCGAATACTTGATTTTCTATCTTCTTACTTCTATAACTGCCTTCTAGCACGTATATTTGTTTTTTCATATGTTTGCCTATGGTTGTTTGCCTAAGTTGTATTTTGCCTAATGTATATATATAATAAC